GCTTTAGCCCATCCTAACTTGCTGTCTTCGACTACAATAACATCATCACATAACTCTACTTTGTCTGGTACATTAGGTAGTCTATTAGTTTCTTGTCGTTCACAACTAAAACCAACACCTGTACCATTCATTAGAATGTATAGAGCTTCTGAAAAAGCTCGTTTATTATTAACTGCTAAGTAACTACAGTTATATGCTGCTATATTATCTCGTTCACATGCCTCACCTGCTGTCATTAGTAAACGCATAGAAGGCATTACTTCTAGATTAAGTACTGCTGTACGCAGTTCTTCAATGTCTTTTTCTAGTGTAGGTGTTTTAGTTTTAAGGTATGTAACTAGTCTGTCAACTGTTTCATCCCATGTTTCTCTTCTGTTTTTTTCTGGTATATATCTAGCATATCTAGATGAGTGGATCACTTGTTGGTAGAGAGTAGGTAACTCTTTACTTGTCATCGTAGTCATAAAAATTAAACCCTTCTTTGTTATCATTAATTAATTCTCGAAGATCATCTTGATGGTCTTCTATCCTATCTAAGAACTTATTAACTATATCTTCAGCAGTAAGCCCAAGGGTTTCTACTAAAGTAACTTCATCTACATAATATAATTCTTCTATAAGTTCTGAAAACGTAAGCATTATTTCTTCTCTTCTTTCTTTGTATCTTCTTTTTTATTTCTAAAGATTCTATCAAAGTTCTCTTCGAACTTCTTATTGTTAGCTTTAGAATTAAACTTAGCTTGTTCAAACTGTGTCATTGTTTAACTCCTTTAACATCTCAATAAAGTGTATAGCTTTATCTAGATCTTGTACTCCACCTTTGTCTCGCCAACGACAGAGGTATTTAATTGCACATCCTTCAATAAAAGGTATGTTGTTTTTATATATAAACTCTGTAGGTTGTATAACAAACTTAGAGTAATGCTTACCACCTACTTGTTTTTTCAAAGCTTGTACCATTAGTATATCACCTTTTTCTTCTTTTGTCAAGAGAATAATTCTTATTTACATAATTTAATGAGACTGCCATTTCATCAAAGCTACCATTGTTTACTTCATGTAATACATAGAAGCCTCTCCAATGTTGATTACCTTGTATATTTAGATAATCTTCATTATGTTCATAGCAACTACCTGCTATGATTGCTGTGATTTCAGAACCATCTGCTTTTCTAGCATAGGCAATTTGTCTACCTTGTTGATGTCCTGCGAAACATGACATGTGTTTTTTGTTGAGTAAAGCCTGTGCTGATGTAACTGGTCTGCCCATGACACCACTAGCAAAATAATGAGAGTAAGCAATACCATCAACCACAACCACGTCAAGAAAATCATACACTTCCCAACCATACTGTTCATAATTTAAGTCCTCTATACTAATTAGATCTTCTAACTTACGATCATATTCTACTGCTCGTGTTATACGATCTTCATGATTACCTAGAGTTAATATCATTCTAGGTTTGTAAACTTTCTTTTTAAGCTTACGCTGCTTAGCTTGGAACTTTTGTAATGGACCAAGTAAAGCTTCCATACCTTTGTGTACTGCACGTACATCTGCTTTGTATGTCCTACCTTCAAATGATTTCTTACCTGTATCATATGAAGATAGACTAGGCATATCAGCAAAGTCACCTATACAGACTATAACCTCTGGTAGTTTCTCTACGATATACCTACCTATGTTTTCTAAATACTTAACTGATTGATTAGGTTTAACCTGACAATCTGGTATAACTAAATGTTTCATTGTAACGTACTCCCTTCGTCTGGATCTTCTATAAAACCAAATTCTGAATCACCACTTGTAACTTTAATAACACCTTCTTTAATTAATGTTTGTATTGCAAAGTCCATTAAGTATTCTGCTTCTTCAGGTGATACTGTAAAGTCAAAGTCATAGGATCCATCATCTTGTTTTCTTAAGTTTTTTAAAATCATTTATCCAATCCTCTCTATAGTCTAGCCATAAGAAACCATTCTTTTCTGCCCACATAGCATATGTAGTTTTACTTCGTTTGGTTATTTTATTACTTGCGTTCATAAATAAAAAGACTATCGTTATATGTGGATTAGATTCTTTAAACCACACCATCTTTTGTCTTGTTGCTAAATCTAGTTTGCCTTTAGCTTCTATATAAATGTTACGTCCCATCTTAAAATCAGGGATATACTTACGATGTATTACTGGTTGTATGTACTCATGTTTATCAGGTTCGTACTTACATGACTTATAATGTTTACGTAACTCTTTCCATACTGCTGCTTCAAACTTGCTCTTGAATGTTGGCATAATGTTCCTTGTACTTGAGTCTATCATTACGAAGGATCCATAAACAACTAGCATTCATTAAGAACTCTTCATCATTACCATAGGCATTACGTACTATATTAATCATTTCCTTTTCCGTTGTTGCATCAGCGAGAAGTACCTTAGCTTTCTTCTCCCCCATGCCTTCAATGCCTTTGATATTGTCACTACGATCTCCTTTAATACACTGTTCATAAAATAGACGAAGACCTTCTAGCTCTGATTGCTCAGTAAATGTATCAGGTCTTGTCCATCCTTTACCATTAATCTCCCAAGAGAAGTGTTTACCTGGTATCTGTAACAAGTCCTTATCTAAACTGCATATGATAGTATCATCAGTTTGATAAATACCAAGCATATCATCTGCCTCTAGTCCTTCATCTGCTACCTCAGTATTTAGTTCAGTAACAGCCCATGCTCTTAAATCTTCAAGGTGTTTAGGCTTTGGAGCTGTTCTGTTTGCTTTATACTCAGGATAGATTTGTTTTCTAAAGTTATTAGTGCCTGTTAAGAAAGCTCTATAAGAGCTAGCTTGTGTCTTCTCAAGTATCTGATCAAACAGTTCGTTAGCTCTGTATATAGCTATACCTAGGTCGTCATTCTCTGCACTTGCAGCACATCGAAAGCACACTAAATCTTGGTCAATTAAAGCTTCCATGATTAAAAGATTACATCGTCAGCTAAGTTGTCAACGGAGTTGTTATCTCCGTCCATGACAAACTGTTCATACTGTTTAGCTAGTGAAACTACGTCAGCACTTGACAATGGTTTACCATGAGTTGCTAGTGTAGCTACGGCATTAGATAGTGAGCTCTGGCGAACAATCATACGTTGTCTCAGTGCTCGTTCTTCTTTAGTTTCGTAGTTACTACCTGTTACTCTGTTGGTAGGTTTAGCTGTTGATGCTCTGGGTGCAGATGTCGAGGCTCCTCCTGCACTAGCGTTTGTAGGTGCAGGTGCCACCTCTCCATCGGCTAATACTTTGGTCCAGTTCCAGTAACCTGCATCGTCTTTTTCCATAGCGATGTTTACTGCATCACCTTTTTCCCATGTCTGTGCTGTTTTAAACACTTCAGGGTTAGAGAATGACATAAGCTTTTTACTGCTTACTCTACCTTGATCATCCTTGTAAGTAACTTCGATTGACTGGTACTCACGACCATTACGATTAGTACTTGTTTGTGGTGATGCTACATCAATAATATTAATTTCCATTAACTGTCTCCATGTTACCCCATGTCGGTCCAACTTCACATTCGACTCTCATAGGAAGATTAAATTTATGTCCAAATAACTTCTCAAAGTTATCAGGTACATCGTTAAAACATTTCTCAACAATGCTAACTATACTATTATTATCCCATACTTCAGGATCAAAGTCAAGTATAATTGAATCATGAACTGTATTAATTAGTCGGACTCTTTCTTTGTTGAGTAAACGATTACGTAATGAAACCCTAGCAATTGACATTAAGTCTGCTCCTAAGCCTTGTACTGGATAGTTAAGTATCTTAGTACGTGGGTGTTTAACACCATAGCTCGTAACCTCTGGCTCGTAGTAATACACACGACCTGTAGGCATAGTTAGTTTTCTATCACGTTTTGCTCTGAACAATATCTCATCATGCCATTCTTTTAACTTAGTATACTTGTTATAGAATTGGTCGATGATGTTTTGCCAGTATGCTTCATTACCTATATCTCGAAAGTTAGGATCATGAGCATATGAGTAGGCAGAGCCACCATAGATAAGTCTGAATACGAATGTCTTGGCTATTAACCTAGATGGTAATCCAAACCTCTTCTGATTATCAGAGTGCATGTCAGTTCCGTCCCAGATTTCTTGTATGGCTAGGTCGTCTTGACTTAGGTAGGCTGCACCTACCCACTCTAATTGTTTAGCATCTGCCTGTAGTAACATTATAGATCCTCTGGATGTAAATGATAATACATATCTTCAAAGTAAACTTCACCACCTTCTACTAATGGTGGTAATGCTCTTGGTAGAATAGGATCAGAAATAATAATTTCTGGTAATGGTTCTGATTCTACAATGTTAGCAATCTCTAGTGCTTCTTGTACAGAGCCCTGTTGTATATCTTGTTTCCAATTACCAATTAATGCTGCGACTGTAGCAAATAATACTAATGCCATTAGTCCAATTGTTAGAATGTCTGCTAGTTTTGTATCGTTATCTTTCATACTATCTCCTTAATATCGTGAAGTAAAGAGAGACTTTATCTCTCCGTCAAAGTTTTGTAGGTTAGGTCTACTACTAGATAACCTACCTGTTCTTGCTACACATTGATTTAATTGCCCATGTATTTCTCCTTTGTTCCAGTTGTTATCATCAATCAGCTTACATAAACCTACATAGTAAGTTGACTTCCTTTTCTCTAGAGTAGCTCTGGATAAGAGTATATCTAGAATCTTTTGACCTTCTGCATTAGGTTTGAGTGAGCGTAAGGTCTTTTCATCAGTAGAGTAAAGACCTTCTTTAGCGAGCTCAGTACCTTTTAGAGGTCGTATTCGTCTGGGTAGTTCGAGTTCTTTGTCGAACCACTGTAATTTGACTTGACCTTTTCTATCGCCCGTTTTGTAATGTCCAACAGGATGCTGACTCCTGTATTTAATAGTGCCACCATATAAGAAAGCAGAAAGATGATCCACGCTATTAGGGTTAAAGTCAGAAAAATTATGGAATTCGTACAATAGTTTATCAAGCCTAGCAATTTGTTCTTCAAGTTCGTCTCCTAGTATTTTACTTTTATCATAATCATATAGTATACCATTAAACTCCATCTCTTGCAATACTAATAGATCTTGATTGTGTAAGCTAACTAAACGTTTTAGTTCTGGTCTGTTGTTAAGTTCTTGCATCTGCTTAATAAAGATCTGTTCAGTTAGTTTAACATCTTGTTTAAGATAGTCAGTCAGTATATCTTCTGGTATGTCTGGTGTATCAATACCATTCTTCCAGTACTGTTCTGACACTACGTCTAGCTTGGACTCTAGTCCGTAGTGTTCAGCAACACCATTAAGACTAGGGTATGGGTTAGACTGTCCATCAAGTATAAACTGTACAACTTGACAGTCCCATATTCTTTTGTTAGCAAAGTTAATTCCATAACGAGCTAACCAATGTAAATCAAATTTGATATTAAACCCCACAAGAACAGTGGCAGAGTCTATTGACTCTTGAACTTTAAGGAGATTATCCTTGTGAGGCTCAACATCATACTCTATGTTATATACATCCTGATCAATACCTATGTAACATAGCTTGTTAGTTTGATCAAATGGATTACCTTTGTTTGATGTAGTAGTTTCTACATCTAATGTAATGTATGGTTTCATATGCTTTCGTATCTCGCTATCTCAGGTTTAATTATAACCTGTGCTTGTCCATGTCGCAAGTCAGGTAATGTATCTTCATCACCAATTAACTTGTTTTTAGTAATGTTAAAGTATCTTAGTCTAGATGTATTGTCTTGTTCTTTACCAATACCTAGGATCCAATCAGCCTCGCCCTGCTTGGCTGTTTTGGAGCCGTCAACCATATCCATTGTTAGCCACAGCTTACCTTCTGCTTCACCTGAAGCCTGTGATACAGCTATGACTGGACCATACTTCTTGGCTAACTCACGAGCCCATTGATATATAGCTTTGAGTTCTAGGTCATTACGATCTGCTTTGAAGCCTTTGATCTTATCTATCTGGTCAAAGATAATCAATGCAGGATTAGTATTAGCTAGTATCTCTTCAATACGTTTATGACTACTACTATCTTCAGAGTCTAAGATCTTAATACGATTACCTACTATATCTGCATACTGTTGATTGTATACTTGTTTCTGTTGACCAAACAATATGTTTTGTTTAGTACCAAAGAAAGCTTGGAATACTCTGATACCTACTTTCTTACCTTGCTCTTCGTTGTTAAACCATAGTATATCACCATCAGTTTGTTTAATCATATGACTTACTTCACTAGCTAAGAACGTAGTCTTACCAGTCTCAGGTCTAGCAAAGACAAAACCAAAATCACCTTTGCGTAGACTACCTAATGATTTGTTCAGCCACTCAGTCCTCCAACGGAGGCCAGGTGTCTGTATTTGTGATTCATATAGATCTTCTAGATCCATGTTAACAAAGTTAATATCTTCTTGTTCAATGTCAGTGACATCAAACTCTTTAAACTTTTCTAATAGTTGATCAGCCTCTGCTGTACCATCTTCTACATCGAGAGCGAGCTTGGCAAGATCCCCTGCGAGACCTCGCCTTCTATGCTCACTTAGGAGATTTATTACAGCATCTTTGTTGCTTATGTCAACATCAAAGATTCGTTGTACAAGAGCAGTTAGTTCTTTACGCTCTGACTCTTGCAGCATATAGTTACTATTGTATTGTAGTTCTAGTTCACTACTATTAATAGTTTGTTTATCTTGATAGGTATTATAGTATGAATCTAAACTAGTAAACAATTTGTAATGGTTAGTGTAATTTGTTTTAACATAGTTCAGATTAACATACTGATAATACTTACTATATATTGTCCTGTCTTCGCAGAACAATTTTATTATTTGTTCTTCAACCACTGTTCAATCTCCTTAGTTGTATATTCTTTAGGATCTAATTCAGTAACTATTACTTTACTTGGTAGACCTAAACCCTTTAGTCTGTTTTTTATTCGTATAGCATTCTTTGCTTTGTCTCTGTCTAACCAGATGTATGCCATATCATAGTTGTTTACTAACTCCTGTTCAAAGTGGGAAGCTAGGCTGCTCCCCAACAATGGGGAGGAGCAGACTTGCTGTACACGAGATACTTT